ACCGTCTCGAAGACGTCTTCGTGCAGCCAGGAGATCAGGCGCGCCTGCAGTTCCTTGTAGTGCTCGCGCTCGTCGAGGATGCCAACGCGCGCCGAGCTGTAATTCACGTCCGCGAGGTCGTTGCCGATCGAGACATACGAGGCGCCCTGAGCGGCGGACCAGCCGCGCACCTGGCTTTTCACGTACTCGGTAGAGTCGATGTTGGGCCAGGGGCTGTCGTACTGTCGGAAGTCGTAGCCAGTCGGCACGGTGTCGAAGGTGCCGGGGACGGTGGTGGTGTATTTCTCGGCGCTGGCGGTGATCTGCTGGATTTCCTCCGGCGTGAGCACCTTTCCGGCCGCATGCGCGGCGTCGAGCACGCTGGAAACGATCTGATCGGCGAAGCCGGGCGGCGCGTCGCCGCTCGGCGAGACGAAGAAGCCGAGCCGCTTGGCGCTGTTCGAGCAGGCGACGGCAGCGGCGTCTTCGAAATCGTGCAGCATGTGCAGGCGCCGCGCGCCGATGGCGAGCTGCGGGACGCCGCGAATCTGGTCCACTTCCTCGACCAGGAAGCGGTGGCGGATGTGCTCGGCGGGGATGCGCTGGTGCGCGCCGACGGTGCTGGAATCCATGCCCAGGTCGCCGGCTTTGGCCGCGCGCAGCCAATAGGCGACGGGCTTGCCGTCGTCGTCGATCTCGACGCCCATGCGCACGCGGCGGCCCTGGTACTCGCGGCGCACGGTGACGTCGAGCAGCGTGGGGTCGAGCAGTTGAATCTGAATCCGAAATGGGCCGGCGCCGGGGCGGAATCGGTAGAGGATTTCGCCGTCTGTCGCGAGCGTCCACAGCATCAGGGTCTCGATTTCTTTCCAGCAGAGCTTGCCGGAGACTTCGCAATTGCCGCGCCTGCCGAACTTGGTCCACGCGGCTTCAAGGAGCGCATTGGCTTCGCTGTCGAGGGGGGCGGTGCCGGCGGCTTGCTGCCGGCCGCGCGCGGCCTGCCGCAGGCGCATCTGCAGGCGGATGCCGGCGGAGCCGAGCACGTTGTCGACGAGTTGGATTCGGTAGCGCTTGGCCCACTCATTGTTTCGCCCCAGGTTGCGCGAGCGGGCGCGCATCGTCGGCAGTTGGTTGTGCAGGTCTTCGTTGATTCCGGCGGCTGTCGTCGCCCAGGACGACACCCAGGCCGGCGTCTCGCCAGCCTCGAAGCTGCGCGAGGCGGTGCGCAGCTGGGCGAGCTGCGCCCGGTGCGACTGGGCGGCGATGCCGCGAACGGCGCTGTCGATCCAGGCGGCGCGATCGGCGGCGGTTTCGCGCGGCGCGCGGCGGAAAGGTTTGGCGAGGAGGTCGAGCAGGCGCATTCGGATCGTCTCCCGGTCAGCCGCGATAGAAGACGCGGCCGGAAACGCCGCGCTCGATCGCCACGGCGCGCTCGTAGTACGCGATCAGGTCGGCGATTTCGGTGGTGCTGCGAAATTTCATGCGGCGGTCGCCGATCTGGTACTCGGCAACCGGGCCTTGCCCGGCGGTGCAGTAGCTGGCCAGCGCGGCCTTGAGGTCGTCGAGCGCCTTGGCGTTGTCGGTGCGGCCGTCGAAGGTGGTCGCCGTGGCCAGGTTGGCCGCGATGTCGATCGTCTTGGTTTCGAGCGACACGCGCTCGGTGGCCGGGCCGGCTACGGTGCGCTCGACGAAAACGAACAGTGTCGCGCGGCCTTCAGCCCACGCGGCCGTGGTAACGGCGGAGAGGGTGACGGTGTGCTGCGTGCCGACGCCGGCGGCGGAGAAGCTGGCCGGGCTGCTGCCCGTCGTCCAGAGAATGCGGTATTTGAGCGTCCAGCCGTCAGCGGCGGAATACTCGGGGAGCGAGCGCGACCAGGTAAGGGAGTCGCCGGCGCGGATGGAAAGCGGCTCGGTGTCGGGAATGGCCAGGGTCATGGGTCAGCATGGTGGCGGACCCAGGGCGGCGAGAATAGGCAAGAAATTTCGCTGGGGTCTGGCTATGTCGTCCGGTCGACAATTTTCAGCATCTGCCGAATGTGGCGAGACAGACCGTCGTCTCCGCCAGTGTTGAAGCGATTCAGCGCGGCGCGCAGAGCGTAGATGTCTTGCGCATCGTTGACGACTTGGCGCGCCAACAGAAGCCTATCTAGCCTCCGCGAAAAGTCTGCAGCAGCGCTTGCTCTAGCTCGCCTTGCTCGCTCGATGGCTTCCGGGTTGGTTTCTCCGCAGCGCTGCGCCATGATGCACTCGGCCGTCAAGTCGTCGCACGGAGTGGCGAGTAAGTCGCGCACGCTCATTCCTTGCAGCGCAATCCGCTTGATGGTGTCGAATCGTGTATCCATCATTTCTCCTTCCGGCAATTCACGCGATCCACCGCCAGGCAAGCATACCCCGCTTTGCTGCGCGCCAGGGCAATCGGGTCGTCGGTGCGATCGTAGGGGCTGACTTGTCCCCCGCCGAGCAGGACGGCGATATCGTGCATGGCGGAGTCGAGCCACATCGATGTCTCGCGTTCTTTGCGCAGGGCGCCGTCGAGCGCGTCGAGCGTTTCGGCGGCGAGAAACAGCGTGGCGGCTTCACCTCCTCCTGATTCCATGGCAAAGGCCATGGTCGCGAGCTTTTCAGCGAGGCGCTTGATGCGGGCCGGGTCGGTTTCGGGGGGGCGAGTCATGGGGAAATCCTTTGGCTTGGTCATTTGCACAGTTGCCGCAGTTGCTGCACGCGTCGCACGCTGACGCCAAGGCGAAGGGCCAGGGCAGCGGCGTCTTCTTCAGCCGCCGGAGCGGCAATCTCGCGCAGCAGTCGGCGCTTGGTGTGGGCGGCGATGTAGATTCGCGTGGCGCCGTGCTCGCGGCGCACGGCGGCCTCGAAGCGGTCCCACACATCCGCGGGAACCTCCGGCAGCGCTTGCCGGGCGGTCTCGATGATTTCGCGCAGGCTATCGCCGGACACGGGACTTTGCGACGCGAGCGGCCATCATCGCGGCGAAGACTTGCGCGGCGGTGTCGGCGGCGGTGGTGGAGGCCGAAGCCTCGGCAGCCGCGACGACATGGCTGCTGTCGCTCGGCAAGGGTAAGTCCGCGTCTTGCGCCTTGCCGTCAGCGCGACAGGCGGTGGCGCTGTCTGGTGGTGTGCTGGGGCCGGTGGCCAGCGGCCCGGCCAGCCGACACGCGGCGAGCGCGAGAATCAGGCAGTCGAGCGCTTCGTTCCGTGGTCGAATCTGCTTCCACTCACTGAACACGCGCGAGCCGCGGATGCGCTTGACCAACTGCTCGGCGGCGAGCTGCGCGAAGTATTCGTCGTCGAAGGCCGGGTCGGCCGGAAAGTGCAGGTAGCCGGGGCCAGGCGTCGGCAGCTTGAGGCGGGCATAGATCAGCGACTTGGCTTGATCGACGCCGAGCGGCTCGATCGGCTGCCCCTTCTTGCGGCGCACGCGCAGGCGCATCTTGCGGCGGCGCTCGTCCTCGATCAAGGGGCGGCCCATGCCGGTGACGCCCTTTGTCGGCAAGGCCCAACGCTTGCCAGCACAAAACGCCATGGCCATCGAGGTGTTGTAGCCCGCGTCGACGCAGACCATGGCGACGCGCGCGTCGCGCAGGTACTCGTCAAGGTCGTCCCACGGGCCGGCCGTGGCCGTGTCGCCGGGGAATATCTGGTGATCGAGTAGCCAGCCCTCCTCGCCGTCTCCCCAAGCCGCCAGCGAGCATTCCAGGCGATCTTTCTGGACGTCGACGCCGGCGGTGAGCCGGCGGACCTTGCGGGCGGCGCGCAGCGTTTCCAGGGTGTAGGGCTCGACGCGCGCGAGCACGCTGGCCGCGTCGGCGCCGTCGCCTTCTTCGCGCCAGACTTCGCCGAGGTATGTGTTCACGAAAGCCTTCAGCGCGGCGGTGTCGCCCTGTACGTCCACCCACTTCTGCGCGATCTGGCGCCAGCCCAGCCCGAGGCCTATCGGGGCATAGAGCGAGTTGATGTGATAGCCGCGCACCAGCTTGACGCGCGGGCGCTCGGCGATCCACCGGCCGCTCGCCAGCAGGGTCGGCTTCTCGCCTTCGAGGATCTCGGCGCCGCAGGATTCGCAGACGTACCAGGCGTCGACGACGACCTTCGCTTCAGCGGCTCCCG